TGTATCGTTTGCTGACACTAAAGTTTTAACGTCAGTGTCAGAAGTGATGGCGTTCCAAGAACTGCCATCATAATATTTTAAGGCGTTTGAAGTCGTGTTATAGGCGAGATCCCCTTCATCTAATGAGGAAACTGGATCGCTTGAAGCTATTCGATAACGAGTAGCAAAAGTATTTACGTCAGCAATATTCGATGCAACTGTAGCAATATTAGCAACCACTCCACTTGCACCAAGAGTTGCCATATTTGTAACATTTCCAGATGTTCCAAGAATGTCAAGATCAGTTACCACTGAAGATGTTCCAAGAAGATCAAGATCAGTTACCACTGCAGATGTTCCAAGTAATCCCATAGCAGTAACATTTCCAGATGTTCCAAGTAATCCCATAGCAGTTACATTTGCTGACGTAGCCAACAAGTCCATATCCGTTACGATTGAACTCGATGCTAGGGTGTTTAAATCTGAAATTATATCACTTGTCGCCAAATCATTCATATCGGATATGACATCAGCATCAGCAAGTAGAGCCATATCGGCTATGACAGCAGAATCTCCCAAGAGAGCCATATCAGTTACAGCAGCACTTGTTCCAAGCAATCCCATAGCAGTTACATTAGCCGAAGTACCCAATAAACCCATAGCTGTTACATTTGCAGAGGTCGCCAATAAATCCATATCGGTAACGATTGCAGAGGTAGCAAGGGTATTAAGATCAGCTACAACATCAGAAGTTCCAAGTATTGCCATATCAGCAACACAATCACTTGTGCCAAGTAAATCCATATCCGTTATAACAGCACTTGTGCCTAATAATCCCATATCGGTAATGACTGCAGAAGTTCCAAGTAAACCCATATTCGTTACAGTAGTGGAATTACCAAGTAATCCCATTGCAGTAACATTGGCAGAAGTCGCCAAAGTATTCATATCACTAACAATGTCAGAGGTGGCGAGTGTGTTCATGTCGGACACGACATCAGCAGTTCCTAAAACATTCATGTCGGTAACGACATCAGCAGTTCCCAATATTCCCAAGTCAGTAATGACTGCTGAAGTTCCAAGCAATCCTATCTCCGTGTCAACAGCAGACAGGGCAGCAATTTCAGTTGCAATTCCAGCGACAGTAGAAACATCAGTTGTTGTTTGATCAAACTCTACAGCAGTTCCAGCACTATTAACGGATAAGATTTTATTCGCTTCCAGTTCAGGAAACGTCAGATTATATGCAGTTGATGTTGTTGCAGCAGCTCTAGGAGAGAATTTTAAATCCCTCTCCACTTGCTGTGTCATGGCTATGACCTTGTCCAGCTCGGTGTTAAGTGTCTCTACAGGAAATGATCCTGATGCAGAAAAATCCGTTGTTCTTGCCACAGGCAAGTTTCTATAAATTGTGTATATATCGTTAAGGGTAGCTCCACCACCAAGGGTGATTGAACCACCACCTGAAACACCAGCTCCAGCTACGGAATACTGTGCTGCGCTTGAAGGTGTTGCAGAATATGTAAGGGTAGTGTCCGTTGAACTAGCTGTCTTAACGACAACTAGGTCAGAATTGTTAAAAAATTCAAATCCAACCGAAAAAGCAGTTTGACCACTTGATGCAGTATACTGTACTCTCGGTTCGGTATCCGATATTGTAATGGACATTATTGTATTCCTTTTTCCACTTGATCAAACAAAGTATCCAAGTACCATATGTTCTGGTATAGCATCAGTCCACGCACATTATGTGCTGTTACGCTTTCATCATTTGATCCTATTATGTTTAAAAGTTTATCTACTTGTGAACCAGTGGGTCCACCAACTGCACTTATTTTTCCACCCATATCGTTAAAAAGAACTCTCATGGATGCGTTAGTCGCATCAGTGAAAATGCCACCAACGCCACTTCTTTCAAAGGCACTAAACATTTTAGCCCTGTAGGATTTATCTTCATAATCCATGTCGAAAGCTCTTGATCTTATCCTGTCAATGATAGCTCCAAGGGATACCATCATAATTATGCTTCCAAGGAAGTTGGCATCCTTTTCCTGTAGTCCACGAATAAGGAATCGTTGCGTCATTCCCATGGAAAACTTCTTGAATTGAGCCAATAAGCCACCCAGTTGTGTAGACATCCACAAAGGCGTATCGCCTTTGCGTGGAGTAATGATTCCAATATTCAGGTCATTTTGCACAGCAAGATTGAATCTTTTGGCTATTATTTGATTATCCCAATCCCAGCTTTTAGCTAAACGCACTTCTTTCAATCCTGTTGAATTATTAAATGCTCCTTTTCCTTCTCCGTGATTATAATAATTTTTTACAATTTCCTTTGCGTCTTCCAAGTCAATACCAGCTTGTGCCAGTCGTGCCTTATTCTGCTGGGTAATTGTTCCCTTAACAAGATTTTCCGATTCTTCAAGGATGCGAGAAACAATCAGCATTGTCTGGTGTGTCTTAATCATCTGATTCCAAGGTGTCATGAGATTGATAAGAAAGAAAGCTCCTGACATCTTATTCATACCAGCTTCTATCTGACCACTCATGGAATAAAAATTATCCAAGTCATTAAAAAGCATAGCCCTTGTATTCAGTTGCATTTCAAACAATTCACCAGCCAGTCGTCCTTCCTTTTTTGTCATGGCATAAATGTGTCTTGACATGTTCTTGTCAAAAGATTCCCATGTTAATCTAAAACTTCTGTTCATACCGTTAAAGAATACGGAACGACCTAGATCAACAATACTTGCCAGTCCACCCTGAAGGGCAGTCATGGCATTGTACAATTTCAGCATTTTAATTCCTCTTGACCAGAAGGATGCTGGATTATTCGATACACCGTATGTTCCCTTAAACAAATCACGGACAGCTTCCATCTTTTCAAGAACCTTATTTCTTTCCATAATAATTTTTTCTTTTTCTGTTCTTGAAGTCGCCTTCATCCATTTCATGTCATATTCATAAACAACATCCATAAGACCAGCTTGATATCCCCTTGCCCTGAAGTAAGCTCCCCCCATGGCATTAGGTGTTCCAAAGATGGATGTCAGGTAGATGTCAGGCAAGATGCTTTTATGATACATTTGCATCAGGTTGATAACATCTGTTTCTAAATATCCAGCTTTCATCCATTCTTCCTGATCTATGTTCAGTCGCCTTGCCTTGAGATGACCACTCATTCCTGAAGGGCTGAAAATATAATCCTCAACAATTAAATCGTCATGTGATTTAATTTTTTCTGCTTTTGTGTTTATTTTTTCATACGCCTTCCAAGGAAGTTTGGTTTCATAACTTTTTACGATCTGCAATACTGCTTCATCCGATAGGTCAGGCATGGTTCTCTTAATGCTACGAGTTGCAAATTCTCTCCAAGCTGTAAGGTCATTTTCAATCTTGTTTCTTTTAATCAGGGAATTAAGATAGTTTTCACGAACAGGATTTGTTTTTAATTGGTTGAGATATTTTTCCTCCATTTCAATTCTTTTTTTTAATTGTTTTGTTGTTAATACTCTTTTTTGCGTTGTTCCATCAGGCAACTTCTTGCTGAAAACAATATCTCCCCCTTTGGCATTTTTTAATCGTAGTTTTAATTTTGACAAAAGGATTTCCTGTTGATGTAGATTTGGATTTGCTGCCCTTATCTTTTCTCCAATGTAGTCATAGTATTCTCTTGCAAGTTTCTTCGCTTTCATTACCTCTGTTATTTCATCAACATAGTTGGGATTCACCATGGCTCTTGATATCCGTTGGCTAAATTCACCCAATGTTATTGGTCTTCCCTTGACGGTTTTCCTGTAGGTGTCATATAATTTTTTTATATCCTCCATGGCTGTGCCAAGATAATACATGTCCAGTTGCATGATTTGATCCAATGAATCACCACCCTTGATTCCTTTCATGTGTCCTTTGGTAAACAGAGCGGATTTTAAAATAACTTTACCAAACTTAATGGCTGTCAGGTTTCCAATATTTACAAGAGCTTGGAGAGGATTCCAGTTTGATTTTTCTCCAAGTTTTCCCAAGAAGGTACTTACAAATGCTTCGTTATCCAATTCATCAAGATATTTTTCTTTATTGTTTAAATATTCCTCTGCCCTGAATTGTGCATGAGGCACTACTCCTTGTTTAAGGGCTATGTTATTAACTCTATTTTCATACTGGGCTAATGATTCCCCCAATCTCTTTAAAGTAAATGTATGAGCAAGTTCATGATTTAATACAAATTCCTGATACTCCTCTACTGTTTTAAATCTGTTTTTTGGTATAGGAACAACGCCTTTTACTTTTGGCTTTGTCCATTCCTTGTTTTTAAAATCCCTTTTAATTTTTTCAGGATTAATCCGAATCTCCCATCCGTTTTCCGTTGCCCTAGCAAAAGCTGAAACTTCTATCCAATCGTCAGGAATCAGGTTGGAGGAAATCCAAACTGTTTCACCATTGGGCTTTCTCCACTTGTTTGTAGGTCCTACGATAATTTGAATTGTTTTGTTCTTGTTTATATTGATGACTTGTTCCTGAATGTTGCTGCTATTGATATGATTTTTAATGTGGAAAATATCTTCTTCATTCATTTTTCCCTTGAATGTAGGCAACAGCATATTGATTAAAAAGTTTCCACCAAGAATCATAGTTGATTCTTGCCATGTCCTGTCTTCACTAATGGACTGTTTTAAAAGTTCTTCAGCTCCAATAATTGAAGTTGTTGCTGTGGCTCTCTTTAATCTTGACATCTGCCATATTGGTTTTGCAGCCTTGCTTAAAAGAAAGATGGCTGTTGGATCACTAAATCCACCTATAACTCTGCCTGTCATATACCAAAAGGGAGAAACATATTCTTTTTGTTTTTTATAATTTTGTTTAATGATGTGTCTTGTCTGTTCCTCGCTAAAGGAAGTGCGAAACAAGTCAGGAGCTTTATTAATTATATGCTTGTAGTTTTCATCCTTGTAAGGATCATAGTTTTCATCATAGCCAAAATCTTGCCAGTTCTGGTCCTGATGGGCGATTGAGGCGTACATCATTCCCAGTAAATTTTCATCAAACCATCCTGTCTTCAGGTCTTCCCATTGAGGCGTATCTATAAAGGAAGGACCATAAACATCAAAAAAATTATAAGGGGGATGCTTGTAGGGTTCAGGTTTTACTTCCTTCCATCTTTCTATGACTTTTGGAGCAATGAGATTTTCCTCATCTTGCCCCCAAGATGGATCAATAACTTTTTCTACTGGTTCAAGCGTTGGAATAGTTATGTCTTCTTTGATGACTTGCTCTCCAGCTATCTGACCAGCTTCCAGCTCATCTTCGCTGAATTGATAAAATTCTCTCCATTGTCCGTGAACATCAGTTGTTTGGGGTGGAAAAATTTTTTCCATTATCGTCTTCTTGGGTTCTTTTATATCCACATCCTTTAGCTCTTTTTCAACAGGAAGGATCGCTTCTAATTGTTTTTCAATTTTAAATTTTTTTTTTCCGTAAGTGGCTAACGCTTCAGATGTGGCATCCATTCGCTTAATGATTCCACCCTTGTTATTTTGCCTAGCTGTTTTATATTCTTGATTATCAAGAAACTCGGATGACGCTTCCTGAAATTTTCCCTCATTAATTAATCCTAAAGTTTTTGGACTTCCACTTAATGAGCCACGAAACCAAGAGGAAACAATTTTTGTTTTTAACTCGAGAGGAAATGAATCAAATTCTGGTATGTTTTCAATGATTTTTGGAATACGAGCTTTAATATTATTTTCTAAATTTATTGTACTTTCTGCTATACTTTCTACTGTTCCTTCCTTGACATGTTTTCCATAGTCTCCAAAACCAACCGTAAAGAACATTTCATTAAACTTCTTCTTGGCTACTGGTTCATGCCCTTCCCACCCTTTGAGTTCTTTTACATATGCCTGTAATTCTTTGTCTGTCATTGAGTGTTCATCTCAATTCCCCACATCATCAGTAATGACTGGTAACGCTGGTAGTTCTTGAATAGTGGCTGCAATCTCATAATCTCTTGTCTAGCATATCTCCATTTTTCATTTTGGATAAAGTGATAAAGATCGCTGTCCTTGTTTACATGTTCAGGACCAATAGCGTCTATGATATCAGTAAGAACAAATTGGAATTTAGGATGAATGACAACGCCAATGTCATTATAAATTTCATTAAATGTTTCAACATTCTTATTATGTTTTTCTTTTACATATTTAAATTTTGCTTCTCTTGAAAGTTCCTGTGGAATGGTTTCGTCATAGCTAACTTTGTGAGTAAGAACCATAGCTTCCATTTCATCCTCAAATTTAAAATTCAATTCATTTTGAACTTCCTTAACTTTAAATTCAAATTCACTTGTTGCCTTGGTCATTATTTCACTAATAGTATCAATATCCATGTCCTCATCTGATTTGAATATATCTTGCCATTTATCTCCAAATTCAGTCGCCATCAAGTGCAGCCATTGTTGACTAGCTAGTATGTCAATTAATTTTTCTTTATCTGATGGTGAATACTTCTGTTGATTGTTAGTTTCAAATCGAGTAACCATATCACGAATAAGAATTTCCTTTAAAGTCTTCGTGCTATGCTTTCCACCTGAATCAGTAAAGACAGTATTTGGCAACCAAGATACAGGCTCAGTTCCATCCATCACCATTTTCCAGTCACCAGACTGGTTTTTCATCATGATGTGAAACTTTATATTTTCACGGTCAACAGTTGTCGTGTCTTCCACCAGCTTTATGTGACCGTCCTCTGCCAGTTGAAAAAAATTTCTCAAGTAATCATCATATTCTGTTTCGTCTACACTATCCCAAGGCGCTCCCATTATGTGTAATGACTGTTCATTGATGTCCATTTTTCTTAAATGATTATAGACATAAGCTGTAACATTGATGTTCAATTCTTCTGAATCCATGCCAGTTAATTTTTCAGGAGAATGTCTTGTTAAAACCAAACCAGTTGTCTGTGTTGGTTCATATATCATACCACTCCAGTAGTATCCTATTTGTGTCATTTGATCAATTGATGCTACAAATGCCTTGCTGTACGCCCTGTCTAATTGTTGTGGAGTTGGATCATCCACATTGAGATAACCCCAAGCTATCTGGTCAAAGATAACCCTGAATTGCTTGTAGGCACTATTTGTCATCCGAAGATTGTTTTTTGTGCCACGGATAAATGTATTCTGATTTTTAACAATATTGTCCAGAGGTCTTTTACCTTCCACATCCTTCAAATTAAGACCTTGGCGAATCCTGTTTTTTCCCCATGACCAGTAAAAAGGAACATCAAGAGTATTTTCCCTAGCGACTGCTGCTTCCAGCACATCAGCAAAATCCTCCCTTATGTCATCAATAATAAATCCCCTTCCTTTGATTAAACCTTCAATTTCATACTGTGTCTTTTCTTTGACATAAGTAGCTATAGCTTCTTTTCTTTTATTCTGTGATTTAAAATCAGGATTAACAGCAATCATCCAAGATTCGACTGCAGCATCCAGTCCAAGCGTCCTGTTTAATTTCCAAACTTGATCCAATGCTTCAGCAATATCCTTTCCATCAGTATTAAGATTTCCCACCTTGCCGAATCCCAAAGTATTAACCTTTACGATAGCCATGCTTAAAAGCATGTTCTTGTCTGCTTCTGTTGTTATGTTCAGTCCAGCGTAGGTGTAAAGATTATCAACCATCTGCTGTGGGAAATACCTGAATTTTTTTATATCAGCTGCCATGGCTTGAAAAGAAACATGTTGTGTTTGATCGGATGATATATAAGATTCGGCTATCTGACCGAATATTTCAGTTGTATTGTAGTTAATCCCAACAGTATTTTGCTGAAAGAATCCTTCCAATAATACTGCCATAGGGGAATAACTTTCATCATAACCAATCAAGGTCATGTCCAGTCTTTGCATTTTACCTATAGCATCCATAATTTCTCCGTCCTTGCGTAGTTGAAGAATTATATCATTAAATGCATTGGCAATCTCCTGTGGTTTTGTTAGTTCATTTACTAAATCTTGATTGGTTATAAGTTTTCCATTACCATCATCTTCCTTACTTAAATTTATAATTTCTGTTTCAGACAAATCAGGCGAGGTAATTTTCTTAACGGAACCGATATTAGTTTCATTTAATAGTTCTGAACGAACAATATTCTGTTCTGATATGTATTCTTTATTTATTTGCGTTACAGCCTGTTTCCATTTTTTTAATTGATTCCCCATGGCTGTATCAACCTGATCTTCAATTTTTTCCTTGTTCGGCAAAGGATGTTGGTCATAGGTTGTCCTGTTAAGGATATCCAAATAAAATTCCCCTGTTCCTTCATCCCAAACTATATATGGATAATCAAATTTTTTTAATTTAATACCAGACTTGTAGGCTTTCCATACTGCTTCAGCCATGGCAACAGAGTTGGCATCATCAGGTTTCATTATGACATTGGTCAGGATGTGTTCTAGGAAATTCCTGTCATGATCCAATTTCCATTGGTCCAATACATTTAAAATGTCTGCTTCTGTTTTATCGGTCCTATATCCATGATCTTGTAAAAAATTAACAAGCGTTCCCTCTAAATCTTTACTTTCTTTTGCATACAGCTTTTTATGATTGGCGATATCCTTCATGCTGTATATTTGTGAAATGCTGTCCTTGATTATTGATGAATTTTTTTCTGCTAAAAGATTCAACCCTTCCCAAGAATTATTTTCCAGCAATGTATCAACATTATTACTTATTTCATTCAGTCCTGAAACACCCAATGATGTCGCTTTTTCCTGAAACTTCAATATCCTTGTTGGATCAGGAAATAGTCCTGAATTAAGTTTTACCTTGACATATTCATCAAGTTTTTCCTTATAGCCAGTAGGATTATTTCGATAATCGCTTCGAAGATTATTTTCAAATTCAATAAGGGCGATCTTTTCACTTGTAAGAACATTGTCAAAAAGAGTTTTGTTCCTTTTCTTGAACATTGTTTCTTGTTCTTTTAAAAAATCTTGTTCACTCTTGTTTTCCAGTTTAGCCAGTTCAATCTTATTATCCAAGTCATCCAAGGCTAGTTTATCATCATGCTCAATTCGTTGAGCATACAGTTCAATCGGAGCATTAAAGGGCTTGATGTCCTTGTTTACTTGAATGTTCAGTCCACTTGGCTGTGGTGGATTTACCATTGATTGATATTTTTTAAGCGTTGCCATTATCTTCCTTTATAAAATCCATAATTTTTATTTTTTAATTTTTTAAAGCGATCAGCAAATCGTACAATGTTATAGTTCCTTCCATAATATCCTCTGGTAATTCTTCCTTGTTTTTTTATTTCTGCATTTATTTTATTTAATTTTTCCAGTTCAGCGTTTCTTGTAGCTATTTCTGTAGTTTGATCCTTCATATAATAGTGTGACGATACAGCAAGAGTTCCAAGATCAGCAACAAGTTGAAATTCCTTCATTCTCATGTTAAATTTCAGATTGGAAATTGAAGTATTAATTCCACTAATCGTTATTTGATTATTAATTTCTAGATTCTTAATGTCCTTGTCTGCCAAAGATGTCATTCTTTTCTCAATAGCCCTAAAAGAGGCACTATCAAAGGTATTGTAATTGGCTGTTCCAGCCATGGTTATGTTATCAGCCTGTAATGATGCTAAGTTATCCAATATAACATTAGTATTGGATACCGTATTGTATCGAGTAAGGAGTTTGTCCTGACGCAGTTTTTGAAGATATGACTTATCTTGCCTTCTCCCCATGGTAAAACCAAAAAGAGTATCTAATCCTTTAACTCCTGCGTAAATATATGCTGGGTTTATTGTCATTAGCTTATCTGAACCTCAAGTGCCATTCCCAATACCTTCAATGGCAAGGGATCATTCTGCGTTATTGTTACTGTAGGAGATTTATCATATCCTAAAAAATAAAATTCTTTCTTTCCTGATTGCTTTGTCAAATCGCCACCTATCGTAAATCCACTTTGCAAGATCACCAGCTCATGTGCTGTCGCAGATGAATTGGGAGCTTTCAATGATATATCCAATGCATCAGCTATATCTACAATGCAACGCACTATTCTTCTGGGAAGTCCTGTATGAGGACCAGTTTCCGTCTCCACATCAATCGGCATGGTTTCCAAGGAAGGCGTATAATTGAATCCAATGCTTACGCCTGTTGCTTGGGGATCAACGGTAAAGGTAATTTGGTCGCCACCTGATACTGTAAATGATCCTAATGAGGAATTACCAGCTACAGCATTAATGGATTCACTTGTATAAATGGCGTTCACATCATGCAAGAATCCTTTTGTAAGGGTAAGGGCTGCGTTATCTGCTGGGGAAGATGCCAATGTGGCATCAAGTGTTAAAGTATATGTTCCACCACCATTGTTGGTAACGGCAGTAATCGTGTATGTTCCTGTTACTCCACTAATTGTAAATGCCTCCTGTACTTGTGGAGCTGAAGTAAATCCATCCGTTATTAATGTAAGCCCTGACTGTGATGCGCCTTTAACGAGAGGAGTACCACGCTGGTTTAGGGTTGACGCTGTTGAACAGTCAAGGCTCGTTGAATCATCTTCTGCAAACTTCTCCAATGTATAGGTTACTACACTATTTAGGGATCGTTTGCATACAGCAAATAAATGTTCGTTGGCACTTGTAACGCTGTGAAATGTATCATCATCTCTTGTACTCCACATGGTCCATCCAGCTATGTCTTCCTCTCTTATTGAATGAAAGACTGCCAGTTTTCCTCCGTGGGTACTTCCGTTATTTGTAAAAATAGCAAATTGTTCAGGACGAGTGGAACTGCCACTAATCATGGCAATATCCTTTGGACTGTCTATAAGATGGTTAGCCATTACAGAAATATTAGTTGAAATGTATCCAGCCTCCGTATCGGAATAAATGAACTCCCTGATTGCCTGACCATTCTTTTGCGTATAGAGGGATGCTCCATCAAAAAGAATTGGTCTTGTTCGAGAGCATCCATAGGGTGTTTGTCGCCTAAAGACAATGTTGCTTGGAGTGATTGCAGAAGTATCGGATGATGTTGGAATAATATATTCACCACCATCCGTAAAAATTTGTAGATTGGAACTGGAATAAAGATGGCGAATTTCATTCACCTGATCACCACTAATGGCAACATCTATGCCTTCACTTGACAGACCAGTACCTACGCTGAAGTTAAAGTAATCACCTACATGACTGGCATTGACTGAAGATGGCTTGGATTTAACTCCACCCAACCACAGTCTATTGTCATGGAAAGTAATTGCTTGGGGGTATCCTCTGTGAGAGGAAATCAGTTGTTCATCCCATTCAGCGTTGGCACTTGTACTTGCCAATGTTTCCCTGATGGTTACGACAACAACGGTTGTATTGGTCCTTGCTGTAATATCAACTTCCTTTTCTCCGATACGCAAGACTTTCCCTACCCAGTTGGCATCAGAATCAAATATGGCAGATGACGCAGTTACATTAACTCCACTTCCAGTCGTTGCTGCTGGAGTTAGTGTAACAGCACTATCCTCATACTTGTAATAAGGTTGATAGCGTGGATATCCTGAAGAATGGGAATCAAAGGCAAATATTGTTGCAGCAAATGATGATGCTGATGCCCTTTTAATCTTAATTGTTGGATTATCCCTGTGAGCTATAAAAACAGTATCGCCAAATTGAGCTATGTTCAGTTCAAATAACTGGGCTGTGGTCCAGTTGCAGTTGGATGTTATGTTTGCTTGAATGGATGCTCCTGTACTGCTGAAGACATCCAGCCTGTTGTTGCTTAAAGAAAATATGGCAACTTCATCATCTGAAAAAACGAATGGCAATATGCGAGATTCTCCAGTTAGCGTTTGCTTATAGGAAGTTCCTTGCCTACGCATGATTCCACCAGTATCGAGCATATACCAGTTGCGAAGTGTCTGCGCTCCATTGAAGTATGCCTTTGCATCCGTTCTTGTTTTTAGTAGTGGATTAAGTTCTCCCCCACTAAAGTTAGTTAGAACAGTTCTTAATGTTCTAGCCATTTAAATTCTCGTTGATTGTCTTAAGTTTGTAAATCGAGTTACATTTAATTGCTGGTTTGTTTTTTCAGCAGAATCAATATTCTTGGCAACAAGATATTGTCGTTCAGCCATTTCAGAAAATTGCTTAATCATTCCTGAATCCCTAGCTATTGATCCAGCAAACAGACTGGCTAAATGATATTCAAGAGCCAAGATGAAGTGTGGAGGAAAATACGCTTCATCTTGGCGAAAGATGTAATCGCAGACAACGGTAGAGGTACTACCATAGCTGTCTAAATAAACTTTATCTCCATATCGTTCATATGGAATAACAGCATCATTAACTGTTAGTGTAATAATTTGTATGAGTTGAGGACTTGTAGGCAGTTGATAGGCATACGCAAATCGTCCTGTCGGAGTTGCTGTCAGTAAACTTAATTGCTTTTGTTCTGACGCAAATCTCCATCTGTGTCTTGTCAAGGATGCCTTAAGAACATCCTCGTAGATTGTATTGCAGACAGTCGCCTCTGTACTGTCATCCGTGAAAGAGGTGATTGTTGTTGCTCCTATGAGTATTAGAGCTGTTGAACATATATCTATCTTTGTCGTTGCCATATTAGAATCATTATAATCTAGGGGGAATAATCCCCCTAGTTAATAAATTTACGCTAAGATAACTGTAGTAACAGTCGCAGTTGTTGCAGCATTTACTATTAGTATATCCACAACAGCATTTGAACCACCACTATTTACAAAGATTATATCTCCAGCAGTAAGGTCATGAAGACCACCACTTAAAAAATAATCTGCATTATCTATATCTCCAATGGCATCTCCGTCAGTATAGTACCACAGAGAGTTTGAATCTCCCATTTGAGAGATTTTCTTTATTGGGTTACTCGTTGCATAAGCCATAAATATCTCCTTCCTATTCTGTACAAAGTTGTACCCTAGCAGCATCACCATCAATTGCAACTGCTCCCATAGAGAGAGAAGAAGTAATTAGGTGAGAAACTTTTTCAGGTATGTAGTTAACTTCTGTTTTAACATCTTGACCTATGCCAAGACCAACAGAAGATTTATGCCATGCCAAACATAGTCTGTCTGAACCTGAAGTGCTTAATCCTGAATGAACAAACCAAAGGAATCCCATCCATCTTTTCGCAGTTGATTCACCATTTGTAAATGGTAAATTTTCAGGTCCGACATATTCGGCTCTAGAGAACTGATCCACACTCATTAGGTCACCCCATTGAGTAGGACCAACAGCGAAGTAGCGTTGTCCGTCATCAGGCACATCATTAGTAGCAAAAACTGATTGCATGTTTTTAGCTTTAATTAATGTCATGCTTGTAGCAGACGAATTGACATTTGCAGCGATTGAAGTAGCAGCATCCAGCACAGCTATAAGAATAGCGTCTGTTTTACGACCAAGGGCATATGCAGCATTTTGTGCCACAACTTGCCTTTCGTCAATGTTGATCTTCAATTCATCTAACTTGTCAATGTAGTCGGCAGCGTAATAATCGGCTAAAGTTGCAGACACATTAGAGTGAGCAAGGTTCATAGCAACTACTTCAGCATGTCTAGCTTTAGTTGTCGCTGTTCCCTTTGCAACCTTTTGGAATTTCACGCTAGAACCACTTACTCCATTAACAGTTCTCACCAGATTTTTAAGTTTAGCTCCCATGCGTTGGTACGCCATGTGAACTTCTGATTCGAACTGAGTAATAAAGGCATTGGTTATTGTACTAGCCATTTCATTTCTCCGTTAGTTAAGGTTTCGATTGTCTTTCAAGCTAGTCCAATGTTCTCCAAAAGGGCATTTTCCTTTACTCTAAAGGTCTTGAGGCAATTAATGGGTAAAGAAATCAGTATTTGCAACGCACATTATTCTTTCAGGATTAAATCCTTAATTGATTCAATACATCCGTGAGGGATGACAGTAGTGCGTCCTACTTCCTTATCCTCTAATTCCAAAGGACAACAGGCTGATATCTTTAAATCAACTTCTGTTCTTTCTGTAATCCATCCAACACTATGAATAACGGAAGAATGTGTTTTTGATACTTCCTCCATGTCATGCCAAGTTTCTCCAACTTCTCTTGTATCTCGCCATTGTACAAGAACAAGTCGCATTAGATTGCTTCAAATAATT